TTCTTGCTCATATGGTCGGGCTTAAACTGATTAGTCAGGAAGGCACTCAAAATGTCCTTGGTCATACCAGGATTAGCCTGAATAGCCGCCAATGCCTGTGCAGCCATCGGATTACCCGTCTGAGTCTTTAGATAGGCAATCGTTGAGTTAGCGTCAAGTCCTGCGGTACGCCGAGCTTGAGATTGCTTAATCGTATCTGCTGCTGATGCCGCTATCCCCGCATCCGGGTTCAGACGCATAGAGTTCAAGCCCATCTGTAATCGAGCCATCTTCTCTGGGTCAGACCTAAAGTTCTGTATACCGGCGCCCATCCTTGCCAATAAGCCTTGAGGGGCCTGTGGTGCGGCGGCTGGTGGTGCCATTGAGGGCGTGTTGGAAGCGGGTCTTGCTTGTACAGCGGCCCTAAAGCCTGGGCTATTCATCAACTGTATCTGCTTCATTTGTTCTGGTGTCATCATCCACCTCCCATCATTTTCATTATCATTTCTGCCATTTTTGCTTTTTTATCTTCATCGTCGGACTGAGGCTCTCCCATCTGACTAACCAGCCCCTGACCATACGCTGCCATCGGAATAGAACTTGGCTGCATAGGCCCACCGCCGCGCTGAACAGGATCAATGCCTGGAGCAGTAAATCCTTGGGTATATCCTTGGGCACTCTGACCGAGCTGTTGAAGATAGGGCTGCATCTGGTCCATCATCGTTTGAGGAACTTCAGGTGCTGCAACCGCTGGTGGAGGAATATTAATCGCTGGTGGCGTCATTGTGCTGTTTAGGTCTTTCTCAGCGTTTTGCTTAATAAACAGTTGCTGGGCTATTTTCCGCATTTTCTCTTCATCATCATTTTCTATGCTGTACATAGTTACATTCCTGCGCCGAGTGTTAGGTAATCAAACAACCCTGGCTGCTTGCTGGTGGTGGTAGTTTGAGGGACCGGTGAGGCACCCAATGCCTGAGATAGCAGCCCAATAGACTGATAAGGTGAGTTGGTGTACTGACTAAACTGGTTCTTAGCGGCATCAATTAATAGCTGGTTCATACCCTGCTTCATGGCACCGTCTTGGGCAAGGTTACCGCTTACTGTCTGGCCCATACCAAAGCCTAGATTGGATAAATTACCTAACTGATTACCCGCTGATAGGCGCTGCTGTGATCCAGCCAGCCCAGCGTTTTGATTAGCCATTTGCGCTGCCTGACGCGCACCGGCATTAAACTGACCTGCGTTGTTGTAGGCCGACTGATTCGCTAACCCTGATGTGTTCCTTGCCTGTGCCCCAAACTGACCCGCATTGTTAAACGCTGCCTGATTGGCTAGATTGGCTGTATTACCTGCCTGAGATCCAAACTGACGCGCTTGATTTAAAGACGCCTGGTTAGCCAACCCTGATGTGTTACCCGCTTGGGCACCAAACTGATTTGCAGCTTGTTGTTGTGCAGAGGCTTGTTGTGACGCCTGATTACCCGCCGTTGCGCCGAACTGAGAGGCTTGATTGCCCGCCATCTGGTTAGCCATTGCCCGCTGCTGTCCAAGATTAGCGTTTAACGTCCCCGCTTGTAAGTTCGCCCCTTGGTTTGCAAGGTCTCCTTGCATCGTGTTTTGGATGTCAGTCAGACCCATCTGCTGGGCGTTATTAAACCCAGATTGACGCAGTGCTGATGACGTTTTTGCGGCCTGGTCAAAGTAGTTACGATTGTTTTCAGACTCTCTTAAAGCATGACGAGCGCCACCATAGGCACCGGCGGCTGATGCGTTAGCGCCAATGTTTTGCTGCTGTAGCTGTCGAGAGCGATCTAGATCAGAGAGCGTGTTATCAATGACTTGCGTATCGTATTGGTTCATATAACGAGAAAGGTCGGTATTGCCGACTTGACCCGCTGTCACGCTGTCAGCACTAATCCCAGGGCGATCCGCAACACGTTCTGCGCCATAACCTTGAGAGTTAACACCGGCTGCATCAAAGCCTTGCCCATTGGTTCCCGCTGCTTGGTATCCTCTACCTGCTGCGCCAGCGGCATTGTAGCCTTGACCTCGAGAGAACCCTGCACGATAACCATTAGCGCCGACCGTACCCGGCTGAAATCCCATTTCTCTACGCGCACCACTGATTGAGTCATTAATGCCCGATGCTGCTGTTTGGTTAATGTTTGGGGCACGTTGTCCTGGTGGCTGTGGCTGTGGCTGTGGCTGTGGCTGTGGTGGATTATTAGTCAAAAGTGGTTGAGGTTGTCCGGGTTGTGGACCCCTCCAGCCTGGACCATCGCTTATGATCTCCGGACCACCAAAAGATCGTGGTTCTGTCGAACCCGCACTCCCCATAATTTGCTGGGGGGCAAAATTCCCGCCAAGATTTGGGTCAGAGTATAAAGATGCAGGGTCTACCTGTGGCTTCGGTCGGCCACCGTTCATTACTCCTGCTTGTAATGTGCCTTTTGCGCCGCCATTTGCCATGTTAAAACTTCCTTCTATTAGAATTTTGTAGCATTTTCGGAGAGAACATATCAAGACCTTGATTAATCACTGGACCCGAATCGTCGTATAAATCCCGTGGTGCTGGCTTTACCCCTGCGTTGGCCTGAAAACTATTAAATCTGCTGTCAATATCGCTTCTTAACTGTGAATCATCATAGCTAGGTACATTCTGTATTGCCGATTGATTGCCTCTAATTAAATCCATTATTCCTGAATCATCATAGGGCGCTGGGCCAGTAGGATTGAAATTATCGAACTGATTGCTCACCGACTCATTAGTGGCATAACCCGATAGGTCTGGTCCCTGTTGGTTAGCAAACAAGTCGTTTACCTGGTCCATTGTAAAATAGTTCGACATATCAGGGCCTGACGCTAACTGATGATCACCAGGCATACCACCAGGGTAATCAGGTCCATACGTATGACCGGGAGGGGTATAAGTGCTACCGCCACCCAAATTACTGCCGGGATTACCACCAGGATAACCACTTGGTCCACCGGGAGCGCCTGGGCCTATTCCTGGGTTGACACCTGGAAACCCTTGAAAGCCTGTCTCATTACCAAATAGGCTGCCATAAGCAGCAGCCTGTTCTGGGTTAGCGGCGTTCATGTCATTCACTGCCTGTTCGTACAGCGGAAACGAGGAGTAACCGGACATGCCATTATAATCCGTTGCCTGTGGCATACCGTCCATCGCGTTCATGCCTGGATCAACCAACCCAAAGGCAGAGGCTGCATCAATATTAGACTGCATGGCTTGCTGCTGTGGCTCTGTAAATCCAGCGACATCAGGCCCCATGTACGGCTGATAACCGATTTGCTGTACGTCCTCGGCCCTCGCCATGTTTCGCATTGAGGGTTGCTGAATCCAACTTGGAATCTCAACCTGTGATGTTTGGCTACCGCCTTTTCCACCTGACATATTAAATATCCTTAGAGAGTGTGGTGAACGCTTCGGTCCACCCTTTTGTTTTTAATACCCGAGACCAGCCCTTTCGACCGGCAATTGTCATACCTGAACAGCCCTGCGCCTTGGCAAACGCCAATGCTGAATCGTCCATGTCCACGATTTGATGCTTTTCTCCACCGGCTAGAAAGATATGAAATACCTTCTTGCGGGGAAAGATTATAATTTCAGTTACCGCACAACCTTTAGCGGCTGGCCAAAACTGCATGTGCCCACTTGCAATCCCCTCAACGATATCCTGGTATAAATGAGTCCCACCTGAATATTCCAGTGCAGCCTCTATCCACGGTCTACACCGATTAAGCTCATCACTTAGCGACATTTATTGCTCTATTCGGGTAATCGAAACCTGCACCGCAGGAATTGCGGGTATGGGTGAAGATGCGGCTGCATTAGGCAGCGTTAAGCCCGTATTAGACACTGAGTAGATAACCTTTAGATAATTGCCAGCAGCTACTGTTACAAGCGCCGTATGGCTGATTATATCGGCTCCAGCAACGGCCTTTCTAACAGCAAATCCATCGGTTCCGTTGACGTTAATCCACAGATACCCAATATAACTAGAGCTTGCTGTCGCTTGAGCGGTTACCGTAACGTGCAGCAGTCCGGCTTCGGTGCAGTCAATTTTGGTGGCGTCTGATCCATTAATCGCCAAGCCATTAACCTGCGTTGCACTGTTAAACGTAATTGGTGTGGCGGTGTTTGCATTTGAGGCCGTCTGAGTAGCCGTTGCATAGAATTGGCCGCAGCCTCCTTCCAATAGCATTTGCTTGTAGGCGTTACCTTTAGCGATCACCGGGTATCCAGTGCTATCCCAAAGCATGACGCCTTGAGATGCCGCAGAGTCGCCTGTTAAACGATAAACTAACTGTGATCGGGTAGACGATAGGTTATCAATTAGCCGCTTGCCCCATAACTTCCAATCAGGGCCAATCGGTTGTGGTAACTGAAAGCTCAACGTCTGCCTCCCTCAATTACGTTTAACCGCATCTTGCCTGCGCGCCAGTCTTTAAGGTCAGTGCCGTTTATCCGCATCCTTACCTGGCGACCTTGAAACCTTGCCCCGGTTGGATTGCCTAGCGTAAAGGGACCATGACTAGACTCTTCACCGTTAGGATAAAAGCGCGTCTTAAACGTCAGGCTTACCTCACCTTGCGAACCCTCGTCGGGGATGATTTCGTTGACTTTAATAATGCTCTGACCGCTACCCATCGCAATAGGCCCAGACTCTACAAATGGCGCAGAGTCATGCGCTAGTCCAAACTCATGGTTGTACAAGTTTCCAGACGCATCAAACCAAAGCGGTGACCTAAAAGCACCTAAGTCAACGCCTGATGTACGTGATAGCGTACCGATATTCCAGTGACCTTCTTTATAGTCATAGACTACATAGCGATCATTCTCCATCGAGTCGCCAGATGGATAAAACCACCAGACTTCACCAAATTGCGAATTGTGCATCGCGCAGACCTTTGAGCGTTGCGCTGCGTTTAGTGACGTAAAGACATAGTCTGAAACTTCGCATGGCATTTCTTGTACGGAGCTTCCGTTGTATTGAAAGAAGCCTCCTGTACCCATCCAAAACGCACCCTCATCAACAGCGATAGCTGCTTGGCGAGAGATGATCCCGCACGATGTGCCAACCCGACTAAACGAGTAAACAAACGGGGGGCCTGCATACGTTGCCGAGTGAGCATCTAAATTGGTTAGTATTAGCGCCGAACCCTTTACCCGGATGCCGCACATAATCTCGCCCGTGGTTTGCAGTTCAATGTCACCCGCTTGATTAGTTGTCGCTGCCGCCCATAGGTTGTTGTTCTCTCGATCCGACCAGGCAACCTTTTGTGGGTTACCGCCAGACGCTAAAGCAAACACAAAACGCTCGTCAGTCACCATCATTGCTTTATTGCCCGTAGGCGCATTACTTAAAACAGCAGCGACTGTTGACCCGTTTAACTGCCATTGATATATCTTCCCATCCGCTGACGAGCAAGCGACCAAATACTGACCAAAGTTATCAAGCGACCAGGTTGTTACAGCCGCAGGTAACTCGGCATCGCGTGATGTCCCATATCCTGTATTGCCGTAAGTCTGTCCACCAAAGCCATAGTTAACATTGGCGTTAACAGCGCCTGCTGTAAAACTGGTCGGCGTGATGTCACTGACTGTTGAACCTTGATTTAAGGCATACAATTTATTGTGCGTACCTACTGCAATGTGGGCATCATCAGAGTGATCTGTCCAAGCGACTGCTCCCCTAGGGACTGATGCAGTTGCGCTGGCCTTGCGGGTGGTCCATCCACCAATAGGCCGAACAGAACCGTTCTGCCATCTGATAAAGTTGCCATCAATCCAACGGCCAGACGAGTCTAAATCCGTCCCGTGGTTGTAAATACCCGCCGGGAGTTCAAGGGCTACAAGCGCCATAGTTATTGTCCTTTTAACGCGGGAGTTATTGCTTGGCTTTTGACCCTAAGAATGCAAACTGCTCAAGTAACTTATACGCTTTAGCTACAA